TATAGATATAGTAAAGGAATGGTTGACACACAATAAATAAAGTTATAAAAAAGTGTTGACAAGTAATAACAAACGTGATATAATATAGTTACAGTAAAAGAAAAGAGGTAGGAAGAATGACAGTATTAGAATTTATTAAAAAGGTAGAAAACGCAGACAATTGGAATGATATAGAAGTTGATGAATATAAAGAATATTTATCTATATATGGTATTGATTATGATAAATATGATTGTCCAGAATTTATGTGGGATGATTTTCTTGCAGTTGTTAAAGTTGAATTAATTAAATATATAGATAGAAATTCTGATTATAGTTACTTTTATAATGATAGTGCTTGTGATATATGTTTTGGTAATGGTTATGAAAATATTAGTATTTATGATAATACTGAAAATATAGTAAATACAATTGAAAAACTAACAGAATTTAAAAACATAGTATGTGATTAAATTTAATCGGCTTGTCAATACATAAATAAAAATATAAAAAAGTGTTGACAAGCTAATTAAAAGGTGATATAATATAGTTACAATAAAGAAAAGAGGTATAGTGAATGATTAATAATTTAAATAATAGAATGGTAGAAATAGTTAAAAATAAACTCGCAGAATGTTACGAAGAAATTAGAATAAAATCATTTGAAGAAGGTGAGGACAATGAAGAAATTAGTAAAATAAGCACTGTTTTAAATAGAAAATTTTTTGAAGAGGTTATAATTAAGTTTGAAAATGATATGTATGAATACTTTAATACAAATTATCAAACTTGTGTAAGGTTTGGTTATGAAATTATTAGAAAAAATCATTTATTTAATGTATTGGGTGATGATGCACAAGAAATAGATAGTATTAAGTCAAAGGGTTACAGGCATTACTTAGAATGTTGTCCTACTTTAAAATTATTTGAATTTTACGAAATGATTGATGATTTTATAGACAAATTATATGAGGAATAATAAATTGAGAAAAAACTATTATGTTTCTAGTTTTCATAGCTTTTTACAAATTAGAAGATATTACAATGTAAAAATTATAGAAATTGTAGATAGTGATTTTATGTTTTTTAAAACTGATAAAAATATAAATCAAGATGATTTGTTAAGATTTAAAGTTAGAATATTTGATATGAACGGATTAATAAATGAGGTATTAAAAGATGAATAAAAAAAGTGATTTTAAAGATGATGTTTGGTGTGGTATTAAAAAACCTCACCAACATCAACAAATTAAAAAGGTAAAATTAAAAACAGATAATTATAATACTATAAATAGATTGTTGATAATTATAAACAATTTTATTAGATTATTATTGTTAATAAATTTACTTGTTATTTCATCAAAATTTTTATAAAAAAGACTTGACAATTTAAAAACTTTGATGTATAATATAAGTATAAAAGATGAGGGGAGGTAAAAAGGTGTCAAAGGAATATAAAATAATTACCAAACAAGAAATAAAAGAACTTGACCTAGACGATATCAAAAATGAAAATTCTGATAACTTAGTATCTTATGTATTTGACGATAATAAGTTGGTTTATGCTCTTGATAAATTTGGTAACATTTATTATCCATTCTCAAGTTGTTCAGGAATTAGTACAAGACAATATATTAATAAGCTTGGGCAACAGGGTAGATTATTATGGATAAAAAGGACTACACACGATGTATAGAGTTATTATTAGAATATATTGATAAATACTGTAATGAAAAGATAAAATTTTATAGCGTTAAAGTTAGGGCAATGGTAAACAATAATAATTTACAACATTTTGAAGAACAATTTATAGTATATTTCCTAAAAAAATTCAATGGTGTATTATCTTTTAAGGTTAAATTATTCTTAAAAAATTGTAACTTTAACGATTATGAAGAATATTACAAGTTATGGAATAGGATCAAATATTTGAGAACGGAAGAAAAGATAATAAAAAAAATAGCTAATTATAAAAAATAATTAGCTATATGATGAACAAAAAGCTTTTTAAAATGCGATAGATTAAGTCGCTTATATAAATCATACTACAAGTTAATGTATAATCTTGTACAATTTATAGATTAAAAACGTCAATTTGTTCTATAACTATTATAACATATTTAAATTTAAAAAACAATGGAGGATAAATAATGAATAACGTACAATTAATTGGAAGATTTGTAAAGGATATTGATATCAGAACAGCAAACGAAAAAACAGTAGTTGCTAATTTTACCTTAGCAGTAAATGGATATGGAGATAAAACTGATTTCATAAATTGTGTCGCTTTTAACAAAACGGCTGAAAACTTAGCAAAATTTACTAAAAAGGGAGATATAATCGGAATTACTGGTAGTATTAATACTGGAAGTTATGAAAACAAAAAAGGTGATAAAGTATATACAACTGATGTATTAGTAAATAACTTCACTTTTTTACCAAATCCACGAAAAGAAGAAAAGCAAGAACAAGACAAGCCATTCGGTAGATATTAATGAAAAACAAGAAAAAATCAAGGGGGGCAATGATTGTCTCCTTAACAACTCAAAGACGAAATCTTTTAAGAGGTGGAGCAAATAAAAATGAAGTTAACAAACTTTATAGATTGTCTAATACTTCAAGTTTTTCTAATCTTAATGATAAAGAGTTGACAAGTTTATATAATGAGATAAAAAGCTATGGTAAATTGTCCGTTATGCACGAATCACCATATTCAGTAGAATCCAAAGACGGATTGATACGCTCTTCAACTTATGAAGAAAACGCTCAAAGATACAGAGATTATAAAAAACGTGTTCGTGGTATAACATCAACTGTTGAAGAAAATGTATCTATAAATAAAGCTAAAAATTATATTATGATGAAGTATAATTCAAATCGTGATATTCACTTAGAAGAGTTAGAAACTGCGAAAAGATTTCAAGCTAAAATTTTTGAGAATTTAACATATGTAATTAAACACAATAAACGCACAAGTGATGAAGAGAAAAAACAATATAATAAACTAGTTAAAAAACTTAATTCTTTAAAACCTGAACAGTTTTTGAAATTTTATTACTCTACTAAAGAGAATAAAATTAATTATGATGAACTTGTCAAAGACTCTCCAAAAACATTGAATATGTTAGTAACACACTCAAATGAACAGGAAGAAATTATGACAGTCGCAAATAATAGATTAGTAGATATTGATAAAGAGTTATCAGATTTTACAAAAACAGATAGAATTTTTGGAGATAGGAAGTAATGAGCAAATTTTCAACAGTAACATCAAGAAAAAGTAAAAAAAGAAATAATTCTGAATTTTATTTGTTAGCAGCAGATTTTGAAACTACAACAATTTTTGAAAAAAATCTTGATAAAGATATTAATAATAAAAAACTTGAAACTTGGTTAAATTGTTTTGTAGATATCAGAAAATGTTACGATATGGAAGAATACAGAATTTCAACAAGTACACAAGAATTTTTTGAACAAGTACATAATCAAATAGAACAACAAGATAATAATGATGTAATTATATATTTTCACAATTTAAAGTTTGACGGAAGTTATATTTTAAATTACTTTAATTCAATTGGACAAGAATTTTCAACATTTATTAATGATATGGGACAATGGTATTCAATTGAATATAATTATAAAGATTATACTATAGTAATAAGGGATAGTTTAAAGATATTAAATTTTTCTATAAAACAAATCGGAAAAGATATGTTGAAAACAGTAGAAAAAGGTGTTACACCTTTGACGGAGGAAAAAATTCCTCTTGATGTTTGTTATCAAAAAGGTTATGTTGATTATGTAATACGTGACGTTGAAATTTTAGCTAAAGCACTTAACAAAATGATTTTTGAGCAACATTTTGAAAAATTTACTGCAAGTAGTCAAGCATTAGCAACTTATAAAGAAATAATCGGATTTGATAATTTTAGGTGGTTATTTCCAGTTTTAAAAAATGACGAAATTATGCGTATGGGATACCGTGGTGGTTGGACTTATGCAAATCCAGTTTTTCAAAATAAAGAAATCAAGGGTAATATAAAGGTTTTTGATAAAAACTCTATGTATCCAGCTATTATGTTAAATTATCCACTGCCTTGTGGATATCCTAGAAAATTGGAATATGTTTATTCTAAAGATAAGGAAGAAATTATATTTAAAGAATTTGAAGGTTGTTGTTATATTTATAATTTAAATATAGCTTTTGATATAAAAGATAATCATTTACCCTCTATTCAAATTAAAGTTGCAAATAAAGAATATTTTAAAGATAATCAATATTTTAAAGATTTGATTTTAGCAAATAAAGACAATTTGTTTATGTTAAATAAGACACAAAGAGATTATCTAACTACAAGTGGTGGTTTTTATTTTAACATATCACTAACTAATTATGATTTGGATTTGATAAAAAGACAATATGATTTCAGAATTATGCCAAATTCAAAGGTTATAAAATATGAATTTTCAGCTAAAAAAGGTATGTTTGACACATATATTAATCATTATAAAGAAAAAAAGATTGAGGGTAAAAAAATAGGTAATGCTGTAATGACACAAGACGCAAAATTAAAATTGAATAGTTTATACGGAAAATTTGGTACTAAAAAATTGATACAAGAAAAAGAAGTATTTTTTGATGATGATGTTTTAAAATTTAAAACTGATTTGGAATTATCAGAAACAAACGGAGTATACGTTCCACTTGCTATGTTTGTAACAAGCATTGGAAGATGGGAGATTATAAACAACGCTCAAGATAATTATAATCATTTTTTATATAGTGATACTGATAGTATGCATTTATTAGATGAGGGACAAAAAATAAAACTAAATATTGATGAATATAGATTTGGTGATTGGAAGATTGAAGAACAAGCAACAAGGGGAAAATATTTAAGGGCAAAACTTTACATTGAAGAATTGATTGACGGAAAATTATCAGTCCGTGGAGCAGGAATGACGGAAGAAATAAAAAAACAAGTTACATTTGAAAATTTCAAACTTGGTGCAAGTTTTGATGGTAAAAAAGCAAGTAAACAAATAAAAGGTGGAGTATTAATATATAATACAACATTTTCAATAAAAGAATGAGGGAACAAATATTCCCTCATATTTTTATTTCTTTACTAAAAATTTATATCTATCTTTAATAAATTCATCTATATTGTCGCTATCTTTAATATGGTATGTTGAATAGTTTGTCAAACCATAATTTTTACCTTTAATTTTACCTAACTTTTCTTCACCTATAGCTATTATAGTATCTCCAGATTTTACCATTCTTCCAAAATCTAAATTAAATTTACAAGGTACTAATAACGCTTTGTGAATTTCTGCTATTTTTAACGCTTTGTCTAAATTTTTATCAGTAAATGTGACAACTGTATTTTTTAATTGGTCTTTAATTTCTTTTGTAATTTCCATTTTTTTAACCTCTTTTTTTATATCTTTTTTATATCCATTTAATGCATTAGCTTTTATTATTGTTGGATAATCAATATAACAATAATTTGTATCTACACCACCTTCAGAAGTTGACGGAATACCTACCCATCTCATAGCATTTGTAAATTGGTGCATAGGATAAACTCCTTTGTAGTTTACATATCTTGACCAGTGAGCAATCCAAATATCGTAATTTTTAATATCGTTATAATTAAAATTTCTATTTAAAAAAGCTCTATTTGTATATATTCCTACATAACAACCTAATTTTTCAATTTCTTTTAGAAATTTTGTAGTATAAAATGTAATTTGTGATTTTGTTAAATTTCTACCTTTAATACTAAAATCTTCAATATCAAAATATATAGGGTATTCAAATTGTTTATTTTTTATAGCTTGTTTTGTTAACTCTATTTCAGTATCAATATTTAAATAACTTGCAATATAGCAACCAACGGGAATTCCTACTCTTTTACATTCTCTATAATTATAATCAAATGTTTTATCAATATATCCTCCGTTGTATCCACTTCCAAGTCTTAATATTGCAAATTGGACACCACTTTTTTTGGCTTGTTTCCAATTGATTTTTCCGTTATATTTTGATACGTCTACACCTACTTTTGTCATTATTTTACCTCCAATAATATATATTTTTCATAAATTTGTTGAACGTGACCATTACCATTTAAATCTTTATAACAAGTATATAATACATTTATAGCTTTTAATTCATCATTATATGTGTATCCACGTTCTAGTGCTTTGTCAATTCTTGTGTCTACTAATTCACCAATGATGATTTTGTTACATTGTTCTTGTAATTCTTGATTGTGAATTACTTTTTTAATTTTATCTATTAAATATTTAATAGCTTTTAATAAACTGACACCAAATATAGCGTAAACTATATTATTTATATTTATAATTTTATCTATCATACATTTTTACTTCCTCAAATAATATTGTTTAATTGTTCCATTACATTATATTTTACCTCAAAACTTGAATAAATAATATCATTTAAATAAAATTTATCTCTTAACATTTTACTTATAAAGTGACTACGTGATAAATATGTTGATTTATCACTAATCAAATTCTTATCAAATGTAATATTATTCAAATTCTTTTCATATCCATTATCAAAATAAATCATATCTCCAGTTTGGAATATACTGTAAATGTTGTTATTTCCACAATCTATTTGATACAATTTTAATTTACCATTTTTTATCTTTTTAACATTTGAATAATTATTCACTGTGAATTCATTTTCAACGTTACTTTTAAAAATTTGGCTATCTTGCATAATCTTTAAAAGTGGGTTATCGTCTAAACTTTCACGTGATAAGTCAATCGGTTTGTTGGGTGCTATATGAATAACAACTCCGTATTTTTTCAGATAATTATATTCTTTTGTATTCTTGTCGTTATAGTCAAATCGAAAATATGCAAAATATGGATTGTTGGTATTTGTAGCATTTGCAAGCATAAATACTTTTACTTTATCTCTTTTTCTAAAAACTGAACTCATAAATTGAAAAAGTAGGTCAACTTCGTTAGGTAAATAACGTAAATTTCTGTCCATTTCATCTATTAAAAATTCATCAAATAAAACTGTGTCTACTTCATCATATTCACTTCCTTTTAATTTAATTGATGTTGATAAAGATTTCAAGTAAATTATAACTTTATCATTTAATATAATTCTTTTTGAGTTTATTTTTAATTCATTTTCAATATTATTACCCATAAATCGTATTGATGTTTCAGCACGTGAGTTTTTGGTTTCTATTTCCTCAAAATTTTTAAATACTTGTCGTAAAATTTCGGTAGGGAAGAATTTTTCCTTATCAATTCCTAACAACTCACTATCTCTACGTCTTAAATATATACTTTTACTACCTTTATAAATAGCTTGTTCTAACATATATTTTTTAACTGCGAATGTTTTTCCTACACCACGTGCTCCTATAACCATATTTAACATAGAATTATAACTTAATAACTTATCTAATTTATAATAATTAGTTATCATAATTTTTTACCGTAAAATCTTTGAATTTCATATCTTGTTTGTAATTCCATATTCTGACACCACTTTTAAATAATTCTTCTATAACTGATAAACTTTGTTGTGGTATTTTGTTATTGTTTATAACTACTTTGTTCATCTTAATAAAATTGTACTCACTTCGCCCATTTTGTAGAAATCTCCACAAGTTTGATACTTGCTTATTAAGTCTGACACCAAAAAGTCTAAAATAATTATAAGCATTATTTAATGCTATTTTATTACTTATTTTTATATCAAAATATATTCCGTCTAATTTATAACCACCTTGAAAAGCGATATCATTTCCCAATTGTTGAATGGTATTTGGTCTGTTATACATATCTCCCAAGCTTGCATTATATCCCCTCAAACCTTGTAAATAATTTAACTTTGATTTGTAATTTGATAAGGTAACACTTGCTAAATTCATATCGTTAACTTGTGATTGTTGCTCTTTTAACATTTGTCCTTTTTCATATCCAAAAATTCCAGACATAATGTTTGCCCCAAGTCCAAGCGTGCCGCCAAGGATATTTCCCATTCCAATACCCAACAAACTATTTGCAACACCAAATCCAGTATTTACCAGATTTTGTGTATTTTGAAAATCAATATTGGCTAATGAAAATTGATTATTCATTAACGTTCTTTGTGTATTCAAGTTGTTTTGTTTGTTAATCATATCAGCATTTTCGTTAAAAGTTTGTTTTTGTGCTTCTATTTGATTTTTGTTAGCTTGCATAAAACTTGCAACGCTATCAGTTATAATTGGCATACTTCGTGGAGTTTTATCTATAAATCCAGTTTTTATTTCATTATGTTCTCTTAAATATTTATTATATCTTTTATAATGTTTTCTTTTATCTTGTTCTGGTTCTATAGTATTTTCTGATTGTTCAATAAAATAATTTTTTAATGTATAATGAACTTGGTTATTATCAGAAATACTTCCTCTAACAACAAGGTAATTATCTTCATTTTTTAAAAACTTAATATCATAGTTATAACTATTTCCATAGTTATCACGCATCAGTAAGTCCACAAACTCTGTGGACATTAACTGAGGTTCAAAATTTTTATCATCTATTAAATAATCTAAGTCTTTTATAACTTCTTTTTTTGCAATTTCTATTAAATTACCTATATGGAACTCTTGTTCTCTAAACTGGTAACTTCCTTTATAGTGTATAATCTTCATCTTTATAACCTCTTTAAATATAAATATTATGCTTTGTCTATTTGGTCTGGGAATTGAGGATTTCTTTTTGCAATTGCTTTATAAACTGCATTAATATTATCATAGTATCCTTTCCAATATCCCTTGCCCCAAGCGTATCCATCAAGTGCTTGACAATATGATAACAACGTTGTTTTTCCTTGCACTTTATAAACGTGAGTAATTAAATAAGTATAATCATCAAAGAAAACATCAATTGTATCATATTTAACATAGTATCCTCCCTCATTACGAGGTCGTGGACTTCCTCTGTGTCGTTTGTTCGCATTTTGTGGATTTCCACCTCCGCCTGGATATGTTATTCCTCCCCAGTTATTCTCAACTTTCGAGCGATTGGAAGAATTTCCCCAAAAACTTTCTTCATAAAGTTGTGCAAGTGCAAATGATGGTTTAATGTTACGTTTGTTACAATATGCAATTAATTTTTTAAGGTTTTCGACACTTATACTACCATTTGGCATACTCAAACCACTTGATACGTTAACTTTTTGCCAATCTGTATTACCTGCCGATTTTGGTACACATTTGAACAAATAAGGATAAGGGTCTGTTGTTGCATTTGTTCCACTGAACGTATGTTCATTAACAGTATTAAGTTGAAAATGCAAATGAGGTCCCGTGCTTCTTCCAGTATTTCCACTTAATCCAATTTTTTGACCTTGTTTTACAATATCTCCAACATTAACTAACCTTTTATTCAAGTGTCCATAAACTGATAAATATTTATCACCATTTGTATGTTTGATAACTAATAGATTACCAAATCCTCCTTGGTTAAATTCTGAACGCATTACTATGCCGTCACGAACTGCATATATTGGCAAATTTTCAACACCTTTAGTTGATAAGTCAAGCCCCCAATGTTTTGTGTGTCCTCCAACTGAATAGTTAGGATCAAGATAAGTCGCAGAAATTCGCCATTTTGAGCTATCTTTTCCAAGTGGCAATGATGGACAAGAGCCATCAGGATTTGTTGGGTTAATATCATCAGCTATTTCACTATCACTATCAGATCCAATTCCTACAATTTCAAAATAGTGATTTGATAAAGCGATAGGTTCTTTGTCTAAAGTTTCACCAAGCCCTAGGAATTTTGTAGTATAAATGTTAACACAATTATTTACTGTGTTTGTGTCTTCTGTAAATGAATTTGTTAATTCGTGGATTAAGTCCTCTAAATTAGTATTTTCAATTGTTACTCCTCCAACTTGAACAGAATATCCGTATCCCTCCTCTGTAATTGGATATAAAAAGTAAGAATATGGTTTATAAGTACCACTGAATGTTCCGTCAAATTTTCTTGAACCTAATTTCGTTCCACTTTTCATAACAAAAACAAGCCAAGTGACATTATTATTAAAATAAGTTGTTTTTTTATTTATTTTATAACCTGTGTCAAATCCTTGATTTAAAGGAACAACATTGTTATAATATTGATTATTTCTTTTAATGTGTCCTTGTTCTATGATACCACTTATATTATCAAAATCTAGTGACAAATGATAAGTTTGCCAATAATCTAATTCAAATATAATCTTTGTAGTATTATAATTTATATATTCAATATCAATTACAAATGCATAATACCAAAATCCCTCTTGATTTTTAAATCTAATATAAGTAATAAATTTATTGTCTTCTTTATTACCTCTAATCAATAAATAATTAGTATTTTTTATATATGCTTGTGTTGTTTCTTTTATTTTTGGCGTTAATACGTGTGTGAAATAATATTCTTGTTCTAAGTCGTTATTAAATTTAATAACATCAAGGTTATCAATTGTAAACGGAGTTTTCTCATAAATTTGTAACTCCGTATCTTTAATTTTATTCTCCAATTTTTCCTTGTCCAACGAAAACACCACCTTTTCTAATTTGACAACTTCCCATATTTGCGTTATTTGTATCTGTAAACTTCATTAATTCTATATCTTGAAAAGCTCCATTTTTCCTAATTTTCAAAAATCCACTTTCAGTATTCAAACTTTTAAAAATTTGTCCTTTTCGTATTGCAAAGGGTCTGAATTTTTGTGGTTTTGGAGGTGGAGGTGGTAGGATAATTTGTTCTATTTTTAGATAAATAGATTTTGGGTACTTTGGATTATCTCCCGATAAAATAAATCGTACCCACTTTACGTTTTGTCCTACAGTAAATGTTTTTGAAAATGAAGAACTTTTACAACCATTTCTCCAAGTCAAGCCCCCTTGACCATCTTCTTTATATAAAAAAGGTAAATACCAATTATGTGTTAATACTTTTTCATTTTGAATAACTTTATATTTACTGTCATCAGATTTTGCATTTGGGTCATCACTTGTTGCAATTTCCAAAAACCAATCATATTTACCACCGTAGTTTACATAAGTTTTGTCATAAATCGGTTTCGCAGTTTTAAAATTTAGCACTATTGGTGCCAAACTACATTCAAGTGTTACAACTCTATCGTTATTTTTAAAACGGATACCTTTTGCAAATCCACTTTTATTGGCTCTTTCAAGATTAACACCAAATGGGTAGGGTTTTGTTTCCCCTCCCACTAGTGCAACGTCTTGAGCATTTCCAGATTTTGCGTAACCTCCGTAAAATTGATAAAATTTTGTCCAATCTCCCATTTTAGATACCACCTATCAAGTCATTTTCTTTATTTGCTTTACTTGTTCTGATATAATGATTTTCATCTTGTCCAAATAAATTTATATTACCAACTGCAAATCCTAGACCGTCTGATAAATAATTTCCGTCAATTAGTCCTCTATCTTTTAAATCATTAAATAGATTTTTGATAAAGTTAAGTAAATCATCATCAATTTTTCCGTCATTAATTTTATCTTGTAGATTTTTTATTTGTTGTTCAAGATTTGTTATTTTATCTCCAAGATTTTTTAATTCTTGTTCAATTGTGTTAAGTCTTTCAACTAAGTTTCCAAGTGATTTTTTAAGTTTTTCTATTTCTTTTTTATTATTTTCAATATCATTTTGCATTTTGTCAATAATCGGTTTTAATTCTTGTTCATACCAATCACGTATAATTTTTAAAATGATATTTTTAAATTCATCACTTTTTACAAATTGTCTGATTAAATCGGGTATTAATTCTTCAAGTAAGTTTGTTAAATTATTTTTAAACTCTTCAAATTCTAAAGATTGATTGATAAAATCATCTAATAAGTCTTTGAACGCTCTTTGTAACCATGCTAATAATTCATAAATACTTTGTGAATTATCTAGCGAAGTTGGGAGATGAGGTATCATTCCCCATCTTCTTATCCAATATTGATTATATCTATCTTTATATTCTCTGAAATAATCATCTGTAATATTATCTATATATTTCATAATAACTCCTTATTAATATAGCCTTGATAATTGTTCTAATTTAGATACATAAAAACTATCTGATAATTCATCTTCAACTTTTGCTCTATAAAGCATTTTACCCTCAGCTTGTAAAATATCTTGAACTATCCTATATTTTCCGTCATCATTAATTACTAATAATCTTTCACTGCTTTTATCAAATTTACTAACTTTACTTTTATCTATAGTTATATTACTATTAGAATTTGAAGTAGTAAATATAGTGTCTCCATATTTTTTGTCAAGGTCAATATAATTGTCATAGTTAAAACCAAATGAACCAGCGGAAAAAGTAGATTTTGAATAATTATATTCCCACAAAACTGTTCTTTTAAAATTATCTATTTTTATATTTAAATTATTTAATTCATCTTTACTTATAATATCACTTTTATCAGCTTTTTTATCAAGTGAATTTTTTAATTTATTTATATCATCTTTGTAATCTTTATAATCATTTGGATTTTTACTCCAACTTGTTACTGTGTTACCCTCTTCAAGTTGTGGTCTTGATACTGTCATATCAACATATTGTGTTTTGTCTGTACTTCTTAATTGAAATTGGATTTTATTTTCCCAAACTCCATCAACTTTTGCTCTTTTACCTGTTACAATAAATCTTTTATACTCTTTAGCTTGTAATTCATACACAAAATTCCAATCAAAACCTTGTACTCTTATTTGTGCTTTAACATCACGATTATTTTTAACATATATTGAGAATGTATATGTTTTACCAACAATTAAATTTTCAACATTTAAATCAATATAAGATTTTATAAAGTCTGTACCATTTGCACCATCTGATGTTACTCTAGTTCCTTCAATTTTAAATTCTTCCATAAATTCATTTGAAATTATATGTTTTCCACCGTCATATTTTACCCAAGAATCTAATTTATCAGAATTTTTTATTAAGTTTACACTACCTAACTCAATTAAATTACTTTTTTTGTCTAATTCATCTTGTAAATTTGTTATATCTGATATATTGTGCTTATGTGTTTTATCAGCTTTATTATTTAAATCTACTTTATTTGCTTTATCATCTAATGTTTTTTGTAAATCTGTTATATTTGATATAGTGTGTAAATGTGATACATTAGCTTTTTTATCTAAATCTGTTTTACTAGCTTTATCATTTAAAGATTTTTGATTACTATTAACTTTTTCACTAAGTGATGATAAGCTTGAATTTGTAGTAGATATTTTATTATTTAATAAATTTTCTTTATCTGTAATATCTTTATTTATTTTATCTATATTTTCACTAGTTAATGTTATTTTATTTTCAATATCTGATATTTTAGGTGTTATTGTTGATATGTTTTCTTCGTTGTTTTCAACTTTTGATTTTAATAAATTAAATTGTGTTACGTCTACAGTTGTATCAGTTGAACTACTTTCAAGAATTTTTGACAATGAACTTTCAACATTTTTAAGTTTTGTGTTAATTGTATCAATAGAACTTTTATTGTCTGTTGATTTTGTATTAATACTTTTAATTTCTACATCAGCAGTTTTTATTTTGTTTTCTAACTCTGTGTCTTTATCTCTTAAATCTTTTAAATTAATATCATTTGTTGTGAATTTACTATCATATTCAATATCTTTATCTTTTAAAGATTTTATATCTTTTTCAATAGTTGTTAATTTTTCATTACTTGTAATATTTTTCTTTATATCTTCTATACTTGTTCTTAATTCATTTATAGAATTTTCATTTTGTGATTTTATACTTTTAATTTCTTTTGTAGTATTTTGTATATCAGAAATATTTTGTTCAACTTTATCTATTAAAGTATATAATTTGTCTTTATCCTCTGTTGTAGTATTTTCTAACTTTTCTATCTTTTCAATAGTTTTATTTATTTCTGATATCTTTTCATTCATTGTATCAGATAAATTATTAAAACTTTCTATCTTTTTATTCCAGTTATTATAATTATCTTTTCTGTCATTTTCAGCTTTTTCAATTTCTGATATCTTTTGTTCTATTTCTTTGAATTTTTCGTTTCTTTGATTTTCGTTTTCAGTATAATTTTTATTACTTGATTTTCTTTGATTTTCGTTTTCAATTCTTTCAAGTTCATTTTGTAGTCTTTGAGTTTCTGCTTTAATTCTCTTTGTTTCTGCTAAAACTCTTTCTTTTTCAGAATTAACGATTATTTCTGCTTCATCTGAATAAACTTTAAAATTATTTAATTCATTTAAAATGTTTTCAATAACTCTATCTATATTAGATACATTATTGAAATATAATTCATCTGAATTACAAGAGCAATTACAATTCTTCTTCAATTTCTATCACCTCAATTTTGATTTCGTCTTTGTGTCTATCGATAAAATTATATAAAAAATAATCTCTAATTACATTATATAAAATATCATCTTTAAATTCTAAAATACTTTTTCCGTCTACTCTATCAGTAGTTAGACGATAATAAAAAAGGTATGTAATTATATTGAGTGTTTCACTCAAACTGTTACATACCTTGTAGTTGTGACCACTCACTATAATAGTATTCTTTTTATCGTTTAAAGTTATATAAATCATTTATATTTGTGTCCTTTACTTGCACTAATAATTTTATTTTCGCAACATTTATTAGTTTTATAACTAATTAAGAATTTATCCCACTTGTTATCTTTTTTATTTAAGTCATAACAAACACTTATACATGAGTTAACACCGATAAAATTGTCTATATGTGATATTTCATTTACCAATGGTATTGATGAATAATAGTCGTTATCATCTATAACCTTTGTAAACATATTCAAATGAAATAATCTAGGGTCTAATTCTTTTTCACTTTCTTTTATTATACTAAATACTAAAATATTTGTATAGTCTGTTATTATTTTACCTCTTTTCATATATACTTGTTTAAAATCTTTGTTGTTAACCTTATTTGACGGATAACAATATTTATAACTTAAATAGTAATATAAATTAAGGTTTTTATCATAATATTGATAAATATATTTATTATCTAATTGTGTTTTTCTATCTTTTATTTTAACTATTAATTTGTTTTTAAATTTAATATAAGTTATTATATCAAAATCAATCTTTTTAAATTCTTTCATATATCCACCTTTAAAAAATTTGCATAAATAATTTTTCATCACAAATATTATATATTTGATTATATATATTTGTTAATTGAGATAATGTATAATATAATTGATATAGTGGTTGTGAATTTCTACCTTTGCTTTCTGTTTCTGTGTGGTAATCACCTTTGTTAAAATTTTCTAAAATTCTATTAGCATAATTAATTAAACTATCATTATCTTTGTCAAAATTAAATACAATGTTTTTATTTGTTTCGGGTGTTGTATCTTCCAAATTCTTTGAACTTTGTCTAGTTTTATTATCTGATGTAGTTTTGTTGTGATTTGTAGACATTAACTCATCAAGTGTTTCTTTTCTAAGTTGTTCACCAACTCTCAACATATCTATACATTCAGTATTTAATATAACTGACAACTTGTTAAAAAAAGGCTCTACTGTTTCAAATGATATTTCAGAATTAAAAAACTTTAATAAAAAATTGTCTTTAAAATCTTTAGTTAAATACTCATTAGGTGTAATTCTTTTCCAAAAATATTCACTTGTTTTGTCAATTAATTCTTGAGCTGATAAATAATCACCGTTATTTTCTGTTTGAAATAATTGTTGATTTCTATTCAGACTTTTCAGTATCTGTTGAATTGTCATCGTATATCTTGCCATCTTCTTTTACCAATCCTAAATCTAAATTTTCCAAATTGTCTAATTCATCTATACTTTCATCAAACATTTCCAAATTATGAATTTGAATATTCTTTGATATGTTAACTTCAATATCTAATCCATAACATTGATTAATCAAATCTACAGATTTTCGTCTAGCTTTTAACCTACTTTCTAAACTACTTGCTGTAATTCCATCTTGTGAATTTACTTCATCTGTGATTAATCTTTCTTTTTTGCCATTATCATTATATGTTATACCAATATAATTTAAATAAGTATTTATAATTCTCTTCTTTTCATTATATAAATCTTCTAAAACATTAGCATTAGTATTTGCTAAATTTAAAACTTGTACTTTATCAAGTAAACTTGTTTCACCAATTCCCGCCTTATCTTTTAAAGATTTCAGATAAATTACTTGTTCTCCGTCTTGAATTTTTTGATAAAAATTTTTCATAGCGAGTTTGTTATCTTCACTAGTTAAAAAGACATAAGGACAACGATAAGTATTTCTCACAAGTCTAATTGTTTGTTCCAAGTCTGCCAATTCAACAGCAAATTTATCTGCATAATAAAAAGTTGAATTTTGAAAAAAGTCGTTATTTATAACTGTTACATTTTCAGTATTTAACATATCAGCATAGTTATTTACATTATATTCAAATCTAGCTAATTTATGATAATTTGGATTAACTATTGTAAATTTAGTTGGATTTTCGTATATATCTAATTGATTTGATAAAGTCCCATTTTGAACAATAAATCCAAAATTCTCATCTAATAAAAAGCCAACATATCCATTTAAATTCAACATTTTTTCAAGATAAATTGGGTCTATGCTATCAGGAAGATTTTCCCACTCAAACATACTTGTTATTAATAAAACAAACCAGTTGTAATAAAATATATACCAACTTGACTTGTTGTCGGTAGAGGATATATATCCCCTATCGACTTTATCAAGTAAACCACCATTTTTTAAATTTTTAATATAGTGTTTATAATTCATATTTATTTGCCTTTGTTAACTTCTGCTAATAATTTTTCGTATTCTTCGTTAAATTCTTCTCCATCTAATTTTTCAAGTTTTGCAACTTTCTTTTTAAAATTATTTCTTTGAGTTGTATCTGTAATTTTTTCATCTGCTAATTTGTTCAATTCTTCTTCTTTATCATTCATTGAACTATCATAGTATACATGCATATTTTCAAATAATGAATATGATATGATTTGATGATGATGTAAATAATAGTTATAAGACAAAGTATTTGGATTGAATTGATTTACCATAGTGAACAATTTATCTTTTAATATTAAAGTATTCTTTGATAATAAAACAGCAACTGGCTTTACTCCAGTAAATTTTCCGTCACCAAAATATCTTTCAAAATCATCAACAACAATTTTTTTCGCCATTACGCTTGCTTTGTTCATATTAAAAGCATTTGCTAACATCATATCAAGGTCACTTGACAATTTAGCAGATACTAACAAATAAATATCATCTTCATCAGTGACTTGAGGAACACCAGCTTGATTTTCAAATCTTGTTTTTGATGGTGTCTTAAATAGATTTACACGTTGAATTAAATCTTTGTTAAAATCAACTAACCAATCTTCACTTTGTGTATTAACCTTTGTAGCTTTTGGTAACAAAGTTTTACCGTATGCTTGTACTGGTGTTAAAGATTTTGTAATAATATCTTTGATTTTTGAGTATTCATCTAGTTGGTCACTAGCTAAAATACTTGTTAACATTCTATCGATAAAACTATCAAATGAATTTTCATTAGCAAATGCTTTTTGTGTCCAACTTCTTTCTATAGTACGTATATATTTATCTTCTCTGTTAATATCGTGATAAAAAGCTTTAATATCTGTATCATAAAATTTATAAGGGTGTTCTTCACTTTTAGCATCAAATTTTTGTGCTTCTGCTAATCCTACATAAATTTCTTGATAAGTTTCTCCAAAATCAAAATTTTCAGTTTTAAAAATTGACAAAGGGTTTGTCCAAGATAAAGACTTAACTACAGTCATTCCAATTCTATTAATCAAAATATTAAAAAATTCGTTTTGATGAATTTCATATGCTGAATAAGGAATATTATTGTGATTAATTTTTGTCAATGTGTTTAATCTTGGAATATCTCTTTGATAACTTTCACTTGCTTCACTTCTAATAAAGTTTAATAAATCAGCGTTGGAATATTGTTTTCCAGTTTGATTTTTCATATAAGTAGTAATTTTATTCATTGATACCTAAATCCTCCACTTCCGTATCTTCTGTGATTACTTCGACTTTTCCGTCTGTGTCTACAATTTCTTGAGTTTGATTTTCAGTTACGTCTGGAGCTTGTGTTGTACTTTCTTCTACTGTATCAACAACTGTTTTTGGTTCTCTTTCGATTACATCAATTCTTCCATCATAATCTGTAAATCTTTGATTAACATCATTTCTGAAATCATTAATTGAATTTGACAATCCGTTAACTGTTTCTTTTAACTGATTAAATTCATCTTGTGATTTTTGTTTTCTAATTAGGTCGTGTTCTCCCCAATTAATTTTCATCATTAATTACCTCCATAGTATTTTTGACACCACTGTATAAACCACAACTACTCAATCCATTAATTATACCTATAATAATATTATTTGCACTGTATCCATAAGCAAGTAATGTTATTATAATACCCATAAATAGTGAGAATAGTGGTATATACTTTTTGTCTACAATAAATTGTTTCTCTATTTCATTAATTCCAGTTAATATAGAAATAATGATTATGTTTGTGATTTGCATAAAAACCTCTAAAATATGTTATTTAAATCATCAATCCTTTGACTTTCTTGTTCAATTTCATCATCTTTTGTATCGTTGATTGAAATTTGTCGCATTAGTCTGTTATTTGCTTTTCTTAAATTAATTATATCTTGATTACATTGTGAAATTTCATCTTCTAAGCTTTGTCTATTTTGTTCAAATTCTCCAATATAACTTTTTAAATCAATAAGATTTTGTGTAGCAGTGTCAATTTCTGTACTGTCTTTACTTGATAAAGTACCTACAACATCATCAATAATAGATTGATAATCTTTTTTAATTTCTTCTTGCTCTTTTTTATCTATATCTCCCATTTTCTATTCCTTTCTACAAACTCTGCAATCCCAACCTCCACCCAAATTCGATAGTACAGGAATATATGCATAGATTACAATTAATCTATACTTATATTATACCTAATACTTTACTAAAAGTCAATATTTTATAAATCTTCTTCTTTGACAAATTTTCCATCAATTGTTTTACCTTTTCTATATTTAATTTTATTATATGCTTGTTCTAAACAATCTTCAAAATCAATTCCTAATTGTTTAGATAAAATTATTAGTGTGACAATAACATCACCAAATTCCAATTTCATATTATCTAAATTATCTTGTATAATTTCTTCTTTAAGTTCAAAAACTTCCTCAACAACTTTTTCAAATTGCTTGAACCTATTTTCAAATTTAATTAATTCTTTTTCATTTGCCCATTCTTCAACATTTGTTTTTAATTCTTCAAAATTCATTGTCTTTTCTTCCTCTCTTCTTCGTTAAAAATATATTCTACAAAACCAACTAACACAACTGACAAAATAATACTGTCATAATCTACACCTGCGATAATCAAAATAAACCAACCTACACACATGGCTAAATTGATTTTTAAGTTATTACTCATCTATACCTCCCATTCTCAATCTGATACAATCTTGAATTAATGTTTTTTCTAATCCTGTTAATCAACATTGCATTAATATCTGCATTATCGTCTTCTTTAGCGTCTGATTGATTTCTAAAAAATATTCTGTTCTAATTCCTCAAAATCGACTTCACACGCTAAAAGTAATTTTTCAACTTCTTTGATTGTCATTTTTAATCCTTTCAATATCTTTTTTCATTGATTCCAAAGATTCTGTACTTATCTTTATTTTCACTTCTTTTCCTTTTACTTATTTAAAAGTTTTACTATCAATAGCAATTACTTTCTCTTTTCTTTTCTCAGCGTCTTCAACGATTAAACTTAAAATATTATAAAATTTTCTTTCTATATCGTTCATATTATTCATTTCTTAACTCCTCTTAATTTCCAATCTATACCATAACAATTCCATAAATAACAACGTTTATAATTATCATACTTTACTATAATAAATCTTTTATTATAATCAATTATTTTACCTCTTTTATTCTTATAATAATTGTCTCCGTTGCCCCTTGTTTCTTCTGTGTATTCTGTAAATAAATAATCTTTATTTATAACAACTTTTTTACTTAAATTTTCATAAGGTGATATATAAAAACCTAACTCAATTTTTATTTTTTCTTTTTCGCCTTGTTTAAAAATTTTATTTTCTAGTCTTAACTCATCCAATTCTTTAGTAGTTGTTATTTTATTAGCGATATTTTTGTAAGGTAAATTTATATGTTCTTTTAATATATTCATTACATAATTAAATTTTTTATTTGAGTTAGATTTTAATACACCTTTTATAAATTCAATATCTTTTTTACTCCATTTGTAATACATAATTATTTTTAATAATAACCATTTTCATAATCTATAAAATCTATTATAAAATTTTCCATCCTTTCTAATAATTCTTCTAGTTCTTCATAACTAGTATAATCTATCATTTCTTCATTTGTCAAATCATCAAAGCTATTTTTTATTATTCCTCCAAAATCACTTAATATATTATAATAAAATCTTCCATTATCATTTAATAAATCATTTAGAATTTTTTCATTTTCTAGTAATATATCATCTTTTCTTCGTTCTCTTATTTCATCAAAGAAATTTTCTAATATATTTTTATAGAAATCATCATAATATTTGCCCCTATAACTTATATATTTTTTAAAATTTCTATCAGCTTTTTCACTTGCGAACAAGTTAACCAAATTATCAAATTTATCCATTGTTTTATAAAGTTTTTTATACAATACTTTTCTATCAATATTTTCCATTTTTAATACCTCACTAATCACAAATTATATTTTTTATTTCTTCTAATTCATCTATTACTTTAAATTTATTGTTATAATAATCAATTACTGATATTACTTCATTTTCATTAATGAATTTTATTTCGCCTGTGGTATCATTATAAATATAATCATAATCAGAATTAATATTTATATAATCGATTAATTCATTCTTAACAACTGTTAAAAAATCATTCCACATAATATCTAAGTCATCATAACTACTATAATCTAGTCCATAATCAGATAAATTATCTTCATATTCTTCAACTTTTATTTCATCCCAATATTGTGCCTTTTCTACTTTAAATATAAATTTTAATGTTTTTCCATTCTTCCTACCTCTTTTCTTTTACTGTAACTATATTATATCACGTTTGTTATTACTTGTCAACACTTTTTTATAACTTTATTTATTGTGTGTCAACCATTCCTTTACTATATCTATAT